CTGCATCCGATACGGCGATACATTGCTCTGCCGTGTTCAGCTGGTGGTGGTTTCTTCATTTTTCCCTCTTGTTGTTTGTAGATACATGTCAATGGCGGTTCGTTCCCGTTCTGATACGGGGCCGAGTCTGTCAAAGTCGCTGGCGTTATAGATGCGATTCATTAGAAGTACGAATAGTTCTTTGCTGACGCTTATCAGTTCGGCCTGTGATGGTCCGAGACATTCAAAGCAGAAGCACGAATCTGGGTGTTGGAATTGTTCGGTCATTTCTTTCTCGCTTTCCATTTCATGTACTCCATGCCATACATGAAACCGATGCCGCCGCCTGACAACATCCCAATTATGACCATTAACAGGTCGCGCCATTCTTGGCCTAGATGAATAACTACTTCAGCCAACATGTCAGTACCCCGCTTGTTTCAATAGACGAACAGCATCAGCGAATCGCATCACTGCGTACTGTTCTTCGCCGGTGCCATGACCCTGGCGTTTCACAACCAACACACCGTAGTCGGCGTTGGCGTTGACCCGTTCTGTTTCTGTTTCTTGTAACCATGCCGACAGTTCATGTCGTTTAGCTGCTTTACATTCAAACACTAACGGCCCGCATCCTGTCACGTCACCCTTGTCAAGATTGCCGTGCAATGCACGACGCTCTGCATAAGGGAACCCAACTGTTTGTAGATACCTGACGATGAGTGTCTCAAAGGATGTTCCTTTTTGTTTACCAGGTGACATTTTCGTGTGCCTTTCTGATGAGGTCGCGTAGCAAACTTGACCGTGATTGGTTGCATAGTTTTGCGAGTGCGTCTAGTTCTGCTGTTTGTTTTGCTGACAGTCGAACCCCAATGAAGATTGTTCCGGCTTCGTTGTTGGTTGTGTCAATGGTTCGTTTCGCTGACATCATTCCTCCGTTTCGGCTGGTGCTGGCTTGGCTGTTGCTTCTTTGAAGGCTTTACGCAATGCGGCAAGGTCTGATTGTTTACCTGCTCCGAACTTCACGTTGGCTTTTTTGTAGATACCAATGGGTGATAGTTCTGCTTTGCCACAGGCCGCATTGAATGATTCAATTTGTTCCTGTGTCAGTGGTGCATCAGTGTCTACTGGTTCTGCTACTGGCTGGCTACTGATAGTGCGCTGTTGCGCTTGACCTGTAGCACGAGTGGTTGTAACGCTCGATGGTTTGCCACCAAGGTCTTCCCATTCTTGCTTAGTCCATAGCGACAGGCAGATACCGAAGCGCATTGCTGCGTTACGTAGGAAGTCACCGACAAGTTCTTTGTCAAGTTCTTGTTTGTCTGCACGTACTGAACCGACACCAAGGCGGGCTTGTCCGAGGACTGTGAGTTCGCCCCACATGGTTGCGATGCCGTTCTCGACGTGGATTGCTGGTCGGCCATTGTCCCATGCGATAGGAACCCAACGCCATGTCGGGTCAATCTCCAGGAGGATGCGGGTGATGTCTGCGTGACCTACGAAGTCAAGTTGGGTTCCACCTTTAGGTAGTTTGCCTACAATCTTCGGGTCTGGTACTGCATACTTTGTGAGTATGTCTGCCAGTGGGTTCACTGGCGGGTTGGTTGATGTTGTCATTTCTATTCTCCTTTAAGGCGCAGTGTTCTACTGCTTGTTGTTTTTGTGTACTGCTTTGATAGGTCAGGGTTTTCGATTTGGAAACGTTTGGCATCAAACCATTCCCGCTTCTGTCCCTTCCATGTTGCAACGACAGTGCCGTTGATGGTTGCTGTTTCTGCCGGACCAATAAGGTCACACAGTTCTGCTTTCAGTCTGTCCTCTAATTCTTTGTATGAAGACAGTTCTGATTTGACGTGCTTCAACTGGGCGATTAAATCGGCAGCTTCTTTTGGTATCTCAACAGGTTCTGCAAGTGATTGCATGTATCGGGTTGAGATTGTTTCGTAGGTGTAGACAACACCTGCGGGGTCCATGCCTAGCTCGATGGCGTTCAGCCATTGTGCAGAAGCATTGATGTGGTCTTCCATTTCGGCGTATGTGATGTCTTGCTCGACGAGGGTTAGCCGCAATGTGTTGTCGAAGATGGCCCACGTAACACGGTCTGCATTGGAACAGATGGCTTGTTGGATGCCTTGGATTTTCCAGTAGTCAGGAAGTGTGCCGGAGAATTCACGGCTGGTTGTTTTCACTTCCAGGATGTGTTTGGTTTTTTCATTCCAACCGTCAAGGGTGGAGATGAGGTGGCATCCATTGTCATCGTCGTAGCAGAACAGTTCGTCAGGTGTCAAGAATTTGATTCCGAGCCTGTCGCCTGCCCATTGGATGATGGTGTCTTCTAAACGGTTGCCTGTTTCCATTGCAGCGTTTGGTTGGATTGGTGTTGGTGCTACACCGGATAACAGTTCAGCTGCGTATTGGTCTTGTTTGACGAATGGGTGCAGGCCATAAATGGCTGCTGCTGCTGATGCTGATATTCGGCGGTTGCCTTTTTCATCTTGGTATCTCTGGTTGAGCCAAGCTTGTGAACCGTGTGGTTCTTTTAATATGCGGTAACGGTGGTTTCCCATGTCGTTGCCCCTTCCTCTGTGTTGTACTGTTACACAGAGTACAGGTGGGGTGCGTCAATGTCAAGCGGAAAGAAGAATTATTTTTCTGACCATGCCGACAGGGATATAAAACAGGTTTATTCCTTCGCCATCATGGAAGCTTTGGAGCAGTGTTACATGGTTTTGTTTGGCACCTGGGTCTTCAGTGGGTACTAGGAAACCTGTTGATTGCACTAGCACTTCGCCGTCATCTTCAACGTCTTCGAGCGTTAACCAACCTGGGTCACCCCCGCAAGCATCAGCCCAGTAGATGAGGGCCATTGGGTATGCAGGTGGGTCGTATTCAGTCGTCTGTGGATTCATCTAGGGGTTCTCCTTCAACGCGACATTCAACGCAGTACCGACCTGTTTGTGAGAGCCATGCTTCACCGCATTGGGGACAGACATACAGGTTTCGTGGACTGGTCATAGCCTGATGTTACTAGGCAGCTGACACCTGGCGGGGCTGGTCAAGCAGGGCATCTATACGTGCCACAAGGCTGAGAAGTTGGTCTTCTTCAGGGCCTCTTACTACTACTTTTGAAAGGAAATTACGGATGAGAAGAAGGTCTGTGAGTGTCATAGGACTTGTCACATTATCAGCGTGGAATTGTTAAATGTTCCTCTACAACAGTTAAACGTGTTTCTATTCTGTTGACTGAATCTCGAAGGGATGACCCGCCATTTGGAAGCATTTGTTGCTCCACAAACGTCATGGTTTTTTCAAGTCGTCTCGCCCATTTGAAGACAGGAAGGACAAGGGTTCGAAAGATTATGCCGAGCGCACCGACTAATGCGCCTGTCGTAATAATCCATTGCGCGAATGTCATTTGGGTTCTTCGTTACTAATTTTGACGGCCTCAAACCATACAGCAAGTAGCAAACATATGCAGCCGAGGCCAGTGATGCCGAACAAAGCAAATAGAATAATCGCCGCATTGGTCATGTCGGCTTGGGAAGGGAACGCCATGCAGTTTCCATGGACTCTGCTGTCTTGTGGGTGTAATCAATTTCTAGATGGAGCCAAGCACCACCGGCTGAACCACCGTTATCAGATTCGGTCCACTGCTTCCAGCCCCTACCGATACGCCATCCTTTACCCCATTTACCGTCGTTATATACATGTAATTCTTGGATGCCAAGGCAAGCTACAACGTCTGGATTTGTGAACCATTCGATAGCTTGTTTCTTTTTAGCTTTGTCTTCAATGAGGACATCAGCGGCCCGCCCAGTTGAATGAACGCTCATTTGTCCTGGCTTGCCTCCACGGATTTCACGAACCACAAATGTCCCAAGGTTTTTTGCGCCCCATCTTTTGATACAAAGTTCTACCAGCTTTTCAGTAGCGGGATTCTTCTCTGTTGCTGTCTTGTCGTAGCCAATATATTTGGTCATAAATTTCTTTCGGTTCACTAAGTTTTTGTATCAATCGGGTGTTATGATTCTGTTGCCTCTAGCAAGGTCGTTTCCCCTTTCTCCCTTGCTAGGGGCATTTGCATATCTAATCGTCTACGCCAACTCCAAGAGCAATAGCAACAATGTTGATAGCAAGCGTGACTGCACTAATAAGTAAAGCTTTATTGAGTGCCGCCCCTGACAGGGTGATGAGTACAAGGCCAGTACCAGATGCCCACAGAACTAATGATGCGATTGCGCCGAAGTATTTACTCATGGGTTGCACATTATCATTTCCGGCGTTTAATGGCGGGGGCTATTGAGAAGACTGTTGTGATGGCGATGAGGGCGCGTCGGGTCTTAACTGGAACTGTGGAACCGATTGGTACGTAAGTGTCGGTGGCTCCACTGAAAATGTCTATTTCTTTTTCGAAGGCTGCTCGAACTTCTGTTGGTGCGTCTTGAACGGCTGCGACGAGTTGTTCTAATTGGGTGTCTGTGAGGGTGTCTAGTTCTAGGGCTTGGAAGACTTCGGTGGCTTCGGCTTTGGTGATGGTGGCTAGGACTTCGGGGTTTGTGGCGACTGCTGTTGCTTCGGCTGCGGTGATGGTGGGCAGGATTACAGGCAGGGTTGTGGTGGTTGTTGGTGGCACGGTGGTTGTGGTTGTGCTGGTTGTGGATGTCGTTGTACTATTGACCACAGGAATTGTCGTTGTAGAGGTTGTTGATGTTGAACTTGTTGTGGTTGGCGGGATTGTCGTTGTTGTCGGTGGCTCTGTTGTGCTTGTCGTTGTCGAAGAAGTGGTGGTAGTTGATGTCGTGGATGTTGTCGATGTCGTGGTGGTCGTTGGCGGGACTGTGGTTGTTGTGGTTGGGGGCAGTGTGGAAGTGGTGGTTGTAGATGTTGAGGTTGTTGTTGGTGGCAGTGTGCTTGTCGTGGTGCTGGTTGTTGTGGTGGTGGTAGACGTAGTAGTTGTCGTGGATGTGCTGGTCGTTGATGTGGATGTGGTGTTGGCTGGTTCCCCATTGAAAGACAGTTCGTACTGCTCATTCCAGCCAGGGCTTCCACGCCACACATCAGGTTGCCAACAGCATGTACCGGCCCGTAAACGGTACCGACCTGGTTGTACCTCTACAGAAATGTATGACTGTAAACCAAAAGAGTCATCGTTGCTGACAATTAAGACACCTTCAGAGTTGTATAGCCACAGCTGAGGGTCGGAGTTGTACCCGTCAACATAGTAAGTACGTGCTTCAAACTGTGTTGGCGCGGTGTATTCAAACCAGTAGTCAGTGATACCAGTGATGATTGGATTTACTGCTTTAGCACTAGAGGCTAGAAACAGGATGGAAAGTGCAACCCCTACGAGGGCGTACCAGCTACGCCTTTTTGCCGAAGGCTGCTGCAACTTCTTCTTTAGTGAGTGTTCCGTCTTCAGACCATGAACGAAGCAAGGCTTCAGTTACTTTTCCTGCGGCTACTACACCTGCGATGGCTGCTGATTTCCAGAGTTCTACTCCGAAGATTGCGCCACCAGCTACGGCTGCTAGTGCGGATGACCCGAATACACCAAAGATTCGGAGGATGAGGGTTTGGACTTTAATCATGATTGTTATATTAGCCTAATCGTGCTTGATGATGTAGTTGACTACGAGGTATGGCTGGTAGTAGGCGGTTCCTGAGCCTGTACCGCCATTGGTGGTGGCACTGAAGGTGTGGGTGTGGGCAATGTTATGGGCTGCAACAGTGATGCCTGTTGTATTAGCTTGGTTAGTAGCAGTCGTTGCTTGGTTAGTTGCCGTGTTTGAGTTGGCTGAAAGGCTTGTTGTGGATATAGAAGCAACGGTTGGACTAGTAGAAGCACCATTTGTGCCAGCAGCAACATAATCAGAGATGTTGTTATGAGCGTGTGACGCAGCAGGGCTGATATAAGTTACTTGGTTTGTATGTGTATGGTTGTCAATGGTATGACTATGAGCGTCTTGCGTATGGTTATGCGAGTTCTGCGTATGGTTATGTCCAGGGTCAGTAACGGTATGGCTTGGGGTTGAGTTTTGGTTCATCCCATCTGAAGTGCCAGAAACCGTATGTGTATGGGAAGGAAGGTTACCTTCAGCGATGGTTGTTGAACCGCCCGTGCCGAGCAACGTCAGGGTTGAATTGTCACCGATAGGGAATCGACCACGCATATCAGGGGTGGTGGCACCAACCAATGCAGCCAATGCTGTATAACCCGTGGTACTTGTACCGTCGCAAAGCAACCAACCTGTAGGTGCAGTAACGCCAGCATAGGCAGAGATAGTTCCTACAGGGACAAGGTAAGCCTGCAATGCAGTAGCAAGTTTGGCAAGTGTCACAGCAGAATCAGCGATGCCGGCAGTAGCGACTTGACCCCATTCAGGGGCGGTAGCACCAGCGTTTACTTTCAATACTTGGGCTGCGGTTCCAACGGCAAGTTCGGTGAAAGTTCCTGGGGTTCCTGAACCTTGGTATACAACAGAACCAGCATTGGCGTATTTGGATACTAATTCGTTTGCTTGGTTTGCTTCAGTGGCGGTAAACACAGGGTAAATGACAGCACCCTGTTCATGCTGGCGGTCAACCGTGTTATCAGCACCACGGCCAGATGCTGATGCACCCCACGTAGAAGTAGCGGCAGGGTCCACAACAGTCAAGGTTGTTGAACTGCTGTACTTGACACAAATCTTTTCTTCTTTGGCAGTACCAGGGTCAACAACAACAAAGAAAGGTTCGGCATCGGTGGACCAGCCAGACATGGCAACAGCCAATGTGATGTTGGTTGCCGCTGCTGAAAGGGTTACACCAAGCGTGTTAGATACAGGCGCACCCCTGTATGACCTTCTACTTTTACCGTTAACTGGCATATGACAACTCCTAGTTTTCCACCGAACGCAAGGTTACTACAAGCGTTCCATTGAATGACCAGCTGTTACCCACAGAATCCACAGGTTCCCAAACAATATCTTCAAGGATGACGTTATGGGTGAAGGACCCTATTTGTAGGGTGATGATACGGGGCGACTCAATCAGGCTATCAAAGAAGGTTTGTTGTTCATCAACGTCGTAATAGTATTCTTTGCCTCTTACGGTTATTGATTCGTGCAGGATGATTGGGACAGAGAAGACTTGTGACCGGAATGGGGCTGCGTAGGCTCGTGCCATCCAACGGGTAAAAGTTGGGCCTGTGGTGGCGGTGCCTCGTTCTAGTACGTATTTGAATTCTGCTTCGATGGCTTTAGAATCTGACCCGTCAAATGAATTTTCTACGTCATCTGCGACAGACCATGTGCCTGCTGGCATGTATTCACCGTTATCTATTTTCAGGTATGAGGTGATGGACCCGACGAGTGGGGTGGAACGTGTGTCTATTTTGGCGATGAACTTACGGTCTGGGATACCCCAACGCCATATGCCTGTTTCTATTTCTCCTGAAGCGACAAGGTTGTCAGCATCTTCAGCGATAACTCCCACACCTGAGATGGTGAATACTTTTTTGGTTGCGAATGGGGTTACTGGGTCAGCAAAGACAACAACATTCGTGACATCAGCAGTAGAGGTATACATGAGGTCGGTAGCAAAAGCTGGTGTGTTGGGTGCGGTGAACACAGACAGGTCTAACGCTCCTAAACCTGTTGATACACCGTCGTAGTTTGACCATGTGAAGTAAGAGAATTTTTCGTTTGATGCAAACTCCAGCACTGCGCCGGAGGTGGGGATTAGTTGTCCAGCAACAAGGTTTGAGTTGGCATCGGTGGAGCAGTATCGAACACCTTTGTTTGTGCCAATAAGGATAAACCCAAGGTATCCGCTGATTGCTGTGGCTACTTCACCTGTTGGTAGTTCTAGTGCTACGACACCTGTGTCTAATGTGCCATCTGTTTTGATGGTTATTTTGTAGATAAGAGATTTTTTTCCTGAGTACCCTGCTGCGTATACAGCGTTTTGTCCTGTGGCTACACCCACCCAACGGAAGTTGGTGTCATCAGGAGTGATAGGTGTAGTGCCATGCGTTCCGTCTGATTTGATTAAACGCAAGTCTTGGTCGTATGCACCGAACATATAGTTTTTAGCAAAGCCAAGTATATAAAAATTATGTGTTCCAAGAACAAACTTTGTGTTGCTAATTACCGCAGGGTTAACGCTTGTATCAACCTTTCGGACACTATCAGAAGGAAACGCAAAGTAAATATCGTTGCCATCGGTAGCCATAGCCTGCACATTGCCACCTGGTTCGCCAGTGCAGTCAGTCCATGTAGGGCTAGATGCGTAAGGGTTGGTGGTGAACTTGACATCACCATTCAAAGACGCATACAAACGAGTACCACAAACAACCATGTGTTGCGTAGTTGAAGCATTAGACAACGAAACTTTAGTTGCGTTATGCAAGCTCAACTGGCCTTTAACCCAAGGTTTTACGCCTTTAGATTTGTAAAACCTGTACGGTGCAGACTCGTTTATATCTGCGTATTGTTGCCCCGCAC